ATGAGTACGCCCGAGAAGATTACCACGCTCCGCCGAGATAGAGATACGTTGCTCAATGAAGCCGCTGAGCTACGCCGGGAAGCCACCGCGAAAGAACAGGCTGGCGCTTGCACACATGTCGTGACCCAACTCCGTGACCAGGCACATAGGAAGGAGCAACTGGCGGTGCAGAAGCAGAGAGATATCACGCAACTGCTGACACACCCTATTCTTTAACTGCACGCACCATTTCCCGCAAGTGAGCCTCGCATCCATCAATTATCCGCACTACAATCCGTTCGATCCATGCCCTTCGACCCGTCCCGGTACCCGCTCAACTGGAAAACTGAAATCCGGCCGCGCATCCTCGCGCGGGAGGGATACCGTTGCAAGTTCTGCGGCATTCTCAACGGCAGCATTGGCTGGCGAGTCAAGCGCTCCGGCAGATTCTACACCCAAGAGCAAGTTGCCGCCGCCGATATCCTTACTGAAGACCGCGCATATCTGGGGTGGGCTCTGCGCAAACCGGCCTTTAGAATCATTCTCACCATCGCGCACCTCGACCATGCGCTAGTTAATCATCGTGATGAGAATCTGGTGGCACTATGCCAGCGCTGCCACCTCAACTATGATAGGCCCAGTTGCGACGCACAGCGTCAGGCTGGTAAGAAATACGGCCCCAGAACCATTCTCAAACGAATTTATGGTACTCTTTTCGATGAAGAAACTCACTCTCTATAACCCCTCGTGCCTGATTCTACCGCAGGGTAGGGAAGTGCCATCCGGGCAAGTGCAGACCAGCCTTAAAATATGAGCTCCGCCGCCTGATCTGCTGCCGTAACCCTCACCCTCAATGTCCACCGAATCAACTATTCCATCCACTCCAGACCCGGTGCCGGCCGATCAGCCGGCACCGCAGTCTTATGCTTTGCGCCGAATCCAGGAAATCGGGATGACGCCTGAGCAAAACCATTTCTACGGCTACGATCCGACCAGCAACGACTCACACCGGAAGCGAAGTTTCAAGGTGTTTTCTGCTGACAAGGACGATAACCTGCAGATTCTGTATCCCATGCTCAGCGGCGAGGTGGAGGTGTACGACAACGGCACCAAAAACAACCCGCACAGCATTTTCTACCGCATCCGGCTGAAGGAGCCCCGCACCTACACCGACAAGGATGGCAACCTGCAGACGCAGAAGTATGACCAGGTGCGCGGCACGCCGGCGCGGCCGTTCTACCCGCCCGGCATCGTCGAGAAGTTCATCGCCGGCACCAAGATCAAAACTCTCTATTTCGTGGAGGGGGAGCTGAAGGCTTTTTCCGGTTACGTTCGTGGCCTCGATATCGTAGGGCTGCCAGGCAATACGCTGCTCAAGGAGAAGGGCACCGGCGACATACGGCTGGAGGGTAGCCTCGTGGGCCTGATCCGCAAGTGCCAGGTCGAGGAAGTAATTCTGCTGCACGATGCCGACGCGCTGACCGTAACGTGGGCTAAGGATAAGGATCTAGGCAAACGCCCGGGCTCGTTTGCCGCGGCTGTCATCAGCTCACGCGAGGCGCTGCAGCCGTTGCTCGATGATAAGGATTGCACGCTGGAGCGTGTGTTTTACATGCATGGTAAACGGGATTTTTGCGAGAAGGGCGCCAAAGGCCTCGACGACTTGCTCATCAGCCACCCTGACCACCACAAAGAGATTCTGGAGGATCTGGGCAAGCATGAAACCGCCAACACTTACTTCCTCGGCAAAAACATCACTACCCCGCACTACGACCGGATTCGGGAGTACTTCGGGGTAGGCCGTAAAGCTGGCAACGAGCAGACGTTTTACGACCTGTACAAGCCCTACATCGGCAACCGGGAGTTCGTGCTTTGGAAACGTCGGTACCAGCACAATGGCGAGGCCGTGCAGTACCTGGCACACCAGGAGTCGGGCAAATATGCCCGTGTAGGCTCCGATTGGTACAAGTGGGTGCAGCAGCCCAACGCCGACGGCGACCCCATCACCACGCTCAAAAACGCCAAGGTGGGCGAGATTCAGCGCGACTTCAAGAAGTTTCCCAACTTCCTCGACGAGTGCCCCAAATACGACGGGTTTACCGTCATGCCGAACTTCAACGGCGAGTATCAGCCGGTCATCCACGGCCACCTCAACCTCATCACCCCGCTGGCCCACGACCCCAAGCCGGGCGACTTCCCCAATACCCGCGCCTTCCTGAAGCACATCTTCGGCGGTAAGGGCACCTTCGAGGAAGGCATCCAGGCCGACCCGTTCACGGTGGCCCTCGACTGGCTCACCGTCTGCCACAACCACCCGACCCACCAGCTGCCCGTTATCATTCTGGTGTCGAAGGAAAACAAGACGGGCAAGACCACTTTCCTGAACTGGATGAACTGGATATACGGCGACAATGCCACAGTGCTCAACAACGACCAGTTCAAGATGAAGTTCAACGCACACTACGCCTCGAAATTCATCATCGGGCTCGATGAGGCTTTTCAGGATCTGGAGAAAAAAGCGGAGAAGGAGCGTCTGAAACAGATGGTCACGTCGAAAGAGATGTTCATCGAGCGGAAGGGTGTGGATCTGCAGCGCGTGCCCTTCTACGGCAAGCTGCTGATGACTAGCAACGACGAGGACAAGGTGATGAAGATCGACGACGGCGAAACCCGCTGGTTTGTCATCAAGGTGCCCCAGTTCACGAAAGAGGACGTGGATATGGAAAAGAAGCTCAAGGACGAGATACCGGCCTGGCTCGACTATCTGCACCACCGTAAGCCGTTTCATGAGCGTGAGAGCCGGCTATGGTTCAAACCCGAGGACTTTATCACGGATCAGTTCACCAAAATTGTCGAATCGACGAAAAACCGCCTCGACAAGTCGGTGGAGACGTTCATCAAGGAAATGTTCATGACTTACCGGCTGGAGAAGCTCAAACTGCCCCTCAAATGGCTCGTTCAGCAACTCAACGACATGAGTAAGTATCGGATGGATGAGCAGGATGTTCGCAACTTCCTCAAAGAGAAGCGCGGCATGGAGCCCGAGAAGCAGCCCCAGCGCGTGAAGGTGCCTATTGCCATCAACCCCGATAACCTCGACACGCAGGGGCGGCCGCACATTGACGAGTACTACACGGCCGTGGCCAGGCCATACGTGTTCAGTGTGCTGCAGTGGCTCAGCGATTCGGAGCTGGAGGAGTGGAACGCGCCACTGCCAACTCCTGAGCCTGCGGCGGCGGCCTCTGCCAAGGCAGCGGAGGTACGGGATGAGAAGGCTTTTTAAACCCTCTCCAGGGTTTGTGAATCTACAAAAGTTACAAAGCGGGCTCCGGCCCGCTTTTTTTGTGGCTGGGGGTAGGGCGAAGGCTGCCGATTTAAAACCTGTTACTTCTGTTACTTTTGTTACAAATAATATAAAAGACTGTAGTAGACCGAGCCAGGGCATTTTTTGCGCTGGCTTTTTTTGTAACAAAGTCGAAGGACGTTGTTACCGTTGTTACAAAATGGGGAGGAGGCTGGCTGGTTTGTAACAAAAGTCACAGTCATTACGAAGCTGTTGTAACAAGTTATTGGGAGGGTAAGGGATTGGTATTGTGAATAGTTGTGAGATAAATACAGCGTTGTAACAGAAGTAACGCACTTTTAAAATCCAGCGCATTTATTGGTTGTATATACTTGTGATAATATTCACAAACGAAGGGCGTATGACCTTTGTGGCACTACTTTTTCTCACTAGGTTCGAAGAAAAGTACAAGCCCGTGAAAATAGAGATACCTGTCAAGCCCTATACTCTTAAATTCCTGCAGCGGTATCTGGGCTCCAGCTATAAGCTGAGTTTCGTGGACCCCTACGGCATCCACTTATTCAACATGCTGCGAAGCCCGCGCCAGAACAAAAGGTTCGACGCGCTGATGGGACAGTACAAACAGAAATTCGTCGTTTCCATTGACCCAGTGCGGGTTATTGATGCAGGCCTGCGTGATGGCGTGGCTGGCTTCAGCTCCGCAATGGTAAACGACTTCAATGCTTGGGTGGAATCAGTCTTCAAGCAAGACTTCCATTCGTACGTCGAGACGCATCACGAAATGGGCCTGCCCGTCTTCTCAGCCATCCGCAAGTATTGCGATAAGCACCAGCTGACAGAAGACGACATCTCGCAGGAAACCTTGCGCACCAGCTACAAACGCTACCTGAAAAAGGAGGTAAAGCGCCGAAAAATGGCTGATTCATCTTTCCCGTTGAACCAAGCCGCATGAACCTCAACCTGATACCATCCGGCCCGGCCTTCGCGGGCCTGCTCGACATCTTCCTCGTCGAGCAACGCTACCTCGGCCAGCTGCCCATATCCGACGGACTCAAGCTGACGAACCCATTGCAGCTGCTGCAGGACCGCAAGTTCTCCGTGCTGCGCAGTACCATCTACAGCGCCACCTTCGACAGTGAGGGCGGCACCTCGCTCCAGGGCAACAGCTACAAACAGGAGCTGGCCGGCTTCTTTCCTGGCGACGACACCGCAGCCGGCGAAATTTTCGCCTACCTCAACGGTCGGCGCTTCGTGGTGCTGGCCCGCGCCTTCGATGGCCAGCTCCGACTGATTGGCGACCGGAGCAGCGCGCTGGAGTTCAGTAGTAAATTCTCATCGGGTGGCAAGCCTGGCCAGCGCAAGGGCTGGAGCTGGAGCTTCGCGGGCATCACCCAGCGGCCGGCTTACTACTACTCGGCTGTTTTCGAGGTCGAGGAACTCGGTACGATGGCTCCACCACCTGGTGCCGGTTCCGGCTTCGTGCAAGTGCGCGACCGTCGCGGCCGGCTACGGGCCAATATTCCCGCTGGGCGCACCCTCATCATCAGTAGCCCCTTTCGCGTGTCGCTACAAATTCAGTAACCATGGCAGTAACCAGCCCCGGCCCGGTAGGGCGCCTGCAGCTGCAGGCATTTCTTGATAAGTTCAACACGCTGTTTGCCGACAATGAGCTGGAAAACATAGCGGAAGCTACGTTCCGGATCTTATTTGGCGATATGGGCCGCACGTTCGTCAACTGGCGCGACCTGAACATGCGCAACATTCGGGGCGGCACCTACCCGCTCCGCTACACCGACGAGCTGGACACCATTCCGGAGGATATGCTGGTCATCGGGATGCAGGCCATTGCCCGTGATGGGGTAACGGGTGAGCAGGCCGCGGCCGGCGAGCGGAAGGAGCCCGTCTACTTTCAGCTCATTCCGCTCAGCGGCAATGGGCTGCGGGCCTATGTGGACGAGAAGCCGGAAACTACCGAGCGCATCGGTGCCACCTGGGTGTTGGCCAGCGGCAGCGAGGAGGATCGGGTTAACTCGTTTCCCGAGTTCGTTGAGGAAGACCACCCTTATAAAAAGGGCGACACGTTCAAATACACGTTTCCGGATGGTCCTACCCGGCTGTTTGAGGTCAAGAATGATATCGACCTGCAGTACAACCCGCTGCCTACTGAAGAGGAAGAACAGCCCTTCTACAAGCCATTCGCACCGTTTGTAGTTGAAACGCACGCACAGAATACTGACCTGGGTACCGTGCTGGACCGCTTCATCATTCAGCTGGCCAGCCAGAACCAGGAGCAGGGCGTGCAGCGCACCATGCTCGGCTTCGGTAAGGCGCAGGGTGCCCGGCCGGCCATGCTGGCGCTGCAGTGGCAGGATGCGAACAGCGAGCCGGTGGCCAAGCTGGAGGTGTGCTACTCGTTTACGTCGGAGGCCGAGTATGCTGCCAACCCCGCGCTGCCCGCCAACGTGTGGGTGCCGGTCGGTGGTGGTCCCGGCCCAGGTGGCGCTGACGTAACGGCGGCTTCGGTCGGTGCCGTGTTCGACAACGACAACGGCGAATTCTTCCTGCAGGTAGTGAATGAGCTGCTGCTGCCTACCATTCGTGATGGCGCTGTGGTGCCGGATAAGCTCGAAGCTGGCTTCCTGGCTAGCATTGGGCAGGCAATTGCTGCCGTGACGTCGCAGGCCCGGCTGGTGCGGCCGCAGGCAGAGCCGTTGTTTTTTTCCAGTGTCGACGAGGCCAACGCGCAGGCGGATTATGGCGACACGGTGGAGGCGCTGGGCACGTATCAGGCGGTGCTGACGCTCAAAGGCGGCGTGACCTACGCCACCGGGGGCCTGATGGTGAACTGGAACCTGCTCACCGACGCCGGCCAGAACGTCATTACCTGCAAAGTGGTGGGCAACTCGCAGGAGGGCCGTTACGGCGGCGGCGCTATTTCCGTCACTGGTGCCGGCTCGGATATCGTAGTCGAGAAGGCGCTGTTCCCGCATGGTGGCTACGCTGTCACGCAATCCGCCGGCCGGCTTACGCATGACGGCCTGTTGCGTGGGGACTCACCGAGCGACATCGTAGCGCAGCTCAGTGGCACGGCTACCTTCCGCCACGTGGCCGGCCCGGTGCGCATCGGTGGCAGCAAGGGCTTTGTGCTGACCGGCGCGGCCCGGGCGTTTGTCAAGTCTGATAGTGTCATCGAGCAGGGCTACCACCGGGTGGTAGAATGTTCCGGCACCGCCAAGATTCGCCTTGAGGGCGGCAGCCTGCTCACCGGCCAGGGGTTTGCTTTGTCGGAGGTGGTGTACATGGATGGCGGCGAGGTGACGCTGGCCAACGGGGCGTATGACAACACCAGCACCGGGGCACCGGGTGCCTACCTGACTGGCGGCACATTGATTCTGGACAATGCCACCCTCAAAAGCGTCGGCGGCACGGCCGGTACGGTCATTCTGCGCAACGGTGGCCAGGTGACGGGTGCTATTTCCGGCCAGCTGACCGTCATCGACGAAAACGCCAGCGGCGCCAGCGGGCCGAGTGAGCTGCACATCGGCAGCACCAGCGGCCTGCGCGTGCGGCGCATCCGCCTCACCAGCCATATCACGCTGCTGAGTATGCTGCTCGACGACAACGTAGCCAGCGTCACCTACCAGGTGGCCACCTTCAGCGGCGGCACCTGGACCGGCACGGCGGACCTAAATACGCTGGCTGAGGCGCAGGCCGCGCTGCCAGCAGCTGGCGACGCGCAGTATGCCGCTGGCGTGGCGCTGCTCGTGAAAACCAATCCGGTTACGGCCGCCAACGCCTCCAACGTGATTCTGACTTATGCCTAAGCTCCAGTTCCTGCAGGCCAGCCGCAATGCCTTCTACCCGCCGCCGGCCGGGGGCGGGCCGCTGCTGGAGTTTGTGACCTACCGCGACCTGTCGGCCGTCACGCAATCGGCCGGCACCATCACGGCCACCGGCCAGTATGCCTACGCCCTCGACACGAAAAAAGCCGTGCTACCGGGCCGGGCCAGCCTGGAAATGCAGCACAACAGCATCTTCGACTACGGCATTGCCGGCTGGTACAACGACAGCTACGCCGCGTTTGCCAACATCCGCTACGGCTTTTACGTCGATTCCGCCGCTACCTGGCAGGTGTTTGTGGAAGGCAGCGGCAGTGGATACCCGACCGGCGGCTGGAACCCCTCGGATCTGCTGCGCATCGACCTGTATGCTGACCGCGTGGAGTGGCTGGTAAATGGGGGGCTGGTGTTCACGCTGCAGCAGGCACCCGCTTATGCGGAGCTGTGGGCCGGTGGCTATATGTTTTACGCCCAGTGTGCCTGGACCATGCGGGCCGGGGCAGAAAACTACGTATTGCGATAAGGTCTACCCTGTCCTTTTTGCCCGAGGGACCAACAGATTGCTTTGCATCGAATCAACTGGATCTAAGCCGGTTTCTCGATGCAAAGCAATTTACGTTTAATCTCCGCGCTTCAGCGCGGCTTGTGGTTTATCGAGGAGGGCTACGCGGATGCGCAGCTGCCAGATATCAACCGAATTCTGGCCGGTGAAACTGTCGGCTTCGCCCGCGGCGACGTGCAGCGCAAAAATGCCGATGCTGCTGCTCAAGAGGACAGTATCGTATTTGCCGTTACGCCTGCCTCCGCTGCTGCCGGCGTCTTCCAGGCCAGCCCGTACCGCTCCTACGACCGGGCCCCACTAGGCTCGGTTGCCGTGATTCCGAACCACGGCATCATTATGCGGGAAGACTACTGTGGCGACATCGGCACCAACTCGCGCATCCAGCTGCTGCAGGAGGCCGCCGCCCACCCCAACATTGCCGCTATCGTCATCGACACCAACAGCCCCGGTGGTGAGGCCTCGGGCATGGCCACGTTCCACGATGCTGTAATGCAGGCCCGTACCGCTAAGCCGGTGCTTGGCTTCGTGAATGACGGTATGGCGGCCAGCGCCGGCTTTTTCCCCATTTCGGCCTGTGATGAAATCTACGTTTCGCACAGCCATTGTGGGGTTGGCTCCATCGGTTGCGTGCTGTTCCTGACCGACTCCAGCAAGGCTGACGAGGCCCGGGGCAACAAGCGCATTGCCGTTTACGCCCCCCAGAGCACCGACAAAAACAAGGATTTCGCGGAAGCAGTAGCCGGCCGCCCTGAGCTGCTGCGCAACGGCATGCTCAAGGCCTGGTGTGCTGATTTCATCGGCAAAGTGCAGTCCGGCCGCGGCGAAAAACTCAACGCCGACGCCGGCAACCCCTTCACCGGAAAAATGTACTGGAGCGCCGACGAGTCGCAGGCCTTGGGCCTGATCGAAGGGGTGAAGTCTTTCCAGGAAGTAGTACAGCGCGCCCTCGACCTGTCGGCCGAACGCGCCTCAGCCGCTGCAGATCCAGCTGCGCCGGCTGCCGCCACCGAGCCCATGCCGCCAGTGGCCACCACCGAACCCAACAACCCTATTTTTTCCACTGAGACGATGAAACACACCCGCCTCCTGACCCTGCTGGGTCTATCAATGGCCTTGGAGACTTCCAAGGAAGGCACCCACCTGCAGGCCGCGCACCTCGACGCCATCGAAGGCGCCCTGGAGCAGAAGGAAAAGGCTGAAGCCGCCCTGGGCACCGCTACGTCAGCGCTGACTGCTGAGCAGACGGCCCACACCGCCGCTAAAACCGACCTCGCCGCGAAAGAGACGGAGGTAGCCACGCTGAAAGCCACCATCGCCGGCTACCCAGTGGGCACTGAAGCCAAGAAGGAAGGCCAGGAAACCCAGCAGCAGGAGCAGGCTCCCGAGGTCGATGCCGACATGGCCGCCATCCTGCAGATGAAAGCGGATCTGGGCATCTCGAACTCGTAGCCTTCCTCCGCCTCAAATCCTAGCCTGAGTCACATACAACAACTTTTTACGCAATAGACGCATGGCATCGAACCCCGATGTAAGCAAACTGATCGGCTACGCCGGTACGTTTCAAAAGAAACTCATCACGCAGATGATGAACGGCCTGCAGGTAGTGCAGGACTGCACGCTCCGCGCCAACATCAAGGTGCAGGAGAACCTCACCAAAATGGTTGTCGGCGGTGAGTTGAAGCAGTACGACGGTGTGCGCGACAACAAAGGCACCATTGCCTATGAGCCCCGCGCTATCCAGGTGCACCTGGCGCAGTACGACCTCGACATCAATACCATCGAAGCCCGCAAAACGTGGATGTCGGAGGTGATGAAGCCGGGCGTAAACCCAACCGACGTGCCTTTCGAGGCGCTGACCTTCCAGAAGGTTACTGAGCACGTCAGCAGCAAAATCAACGACGACACCGCCTGGGGCGGCGTTCGGACGGCCGGCGTTAAAACCGCCGCTGCTCTGGCTGACGGCTTCGGCACCATCATCAAGAAGGAAATTCTTGCTGGCGCCATTGAGCCGGTTATCACGGGCTCGATGCTCACCGACACGGTGGCCAAGATGGAAGCCATCTACAAGTCACTGCCCGAGCGCCAGCGCAAGCAGCAGATGACGGTGTACGTGGCGCAGAACGTGTACGACGCCTACTGCGAGGACTATTCGACCCGCTTCAACCAGTCGCCCATCTACGACAAGTTCGGTCAGACCGTGCTGCGTCATTCGGAAGGCAAGGCTATCCTGAAGGTGGCCAGCTGGATGGCCGGCTCGCAGCGCGTGGTTATCACGCCCAAGTCGAACCTGATTGTAGGTACCGACGCGCTGAGTGACCTGAACCGCATCCTAACCAAGGAGCAGCTCTACCATGTGGAGTGCGGTATCGTCTTCGCCGTCGGCTTCCAGATCGAAGACCTGGAGCCGCTGGCCGTCAACGACCAGGAGTAGCCTGCAGCCTGAAAACGAATCCTAAAACTCACTGCCTACCGGCCCGCTCGATGTAGCGGGCCGGTATCGTAGTACCACAAAGCCCTATCATGGCAGAATTGACCAAAGCCCAGCTGGAGGAACAGTTGGCAGTTGAAAAAGTAGCCCGCGCCACAGCTGAATCCAATCTGGCGGCAGCTGAGCAGGCTCAGCGTGACGCAGTAGCAGAACTGGCTGAAGTGCGCCAGCAGCTCAAGGAGTCGCACGAAAACGTGCGTCAGCTGGAGGCCGAGAATGGCACCCTCGAAAGCCGTGCCATTGATGCTGAAGGCCTGAATGAGCAGCTGGCTGAGGAGCTGGCCAATGTCGGCAGCAACAAGCCCGCCACCGTGAAGCTGGCTGAGCGTGAGTTCGAGGTGACGGCCGGCAAGTTCAAGTTCCAGGGCAAGAGCTACACCCGCGAGGATGTGAAGTCCAACTCGGACGTGCTGAGCGACCTGGTAGCGGCCGGCGCCGGCATCCTGAAGGAGGTCACGGCCTAGCCGCACCCTGGAGCACCCGAAGCGCTGCACTGTAACCCTCAGTAGTAGTAAAATTTTCTCAAGCAATTAAGCCTCAGACATGGCATACGAAATCGAAGACCTCCCATACGAGGAGGAGAATGCCGCCAACATCGGTGGTATGGCGGGCAGCATCTACGCAGCCCGCCCATCGTGGATCAAGACGCTGCCTGAGCCGGTAGATGCCGCCGATGGCGGCCTGACGGTCACTACGGCCATTGTGATGGAAACCGGCAAGAAGTTCATCGACATCTACGCTACCCGCAACAGTGCCGGCTTCGAGGAAAAGCCTGCCGGTGAACTGGATGGCAAGTCCTGGGAGCAAACCCTCAGCTGGTTCCACCCCAAGATCCGCGAAGGTCTGCTCAAGGTGCGCCAGGCCATAAACAATGGCCCCTGGATCTTCCTGGCTAAGGACGCCAACGGCCTGATGCGTATCGTGGGCAGCAAAGACCTGCCCGCCTACTCGATGGAGGGTGCAATGGGCCCGGGCACGGAGCCCAAGTCGCGCAACGGGGCCAACTTCAACGTGCAGGCCGCCAGTGGTCGCCCAGCATTGATATACACGGGGCCAATTCCGCTGACGCCAAGTGTCTAAACCGGCCATCAGCCCACACCTCGCCGGCCACTATCGAGTGGTCGGCGTGGCGCCCGGGCGGGTACATACGCCCAGCCACGGCATCGTGGACCTGCGCACGATGGAGTTGAGCACAGCGCAGGAGTTGATGGCAGGCGAAGGGTTCCCGTACCTGAAAGCAATTAGGAAGCGAAACACTACTTCTAGGGCTTAGGCGCTTGGGTAAGAAAAATGCTAATTGGTATAGCGCTCGGCCAGTGGTCGGGCGTTATTGTTTTATTTTTTATGTACCAGCCCCTATACCCGCTTCCTCAACTAGTGTCGCTGACACATACCACAGCGCTCGATATGAACCCCTTATTATATTATTTGCTAGATGTCTGTGAAGGAGATAAATCACGTTTGGTAGCGTGGCTTTATGAGCTAGCTGACAAGGTAGATCCTGAGTCGACAACACAGAAATTCAACTATAGACAGCAACTGCTTGACTTGGCTGCTGCTCTAGACTCTATAAGCACCTATTACCTCGGCTAAACAATACCGCCTGTTGCAACGCATTTCAATTTATCTGTATGTGGATGTGGTTTTTGTATAAAATTTTATTATTATAGTATTGTATTTGCAGGCCGTATATGCTATGACAATGAGATACTATGTCTATATATCCGATGCTAAAATAGAGCAGTTTTTTAAGCAACTGCCTATCTTCACAAGAATGGTGATTAAGTTTTCTATAAAATTCAATTTAAAGTTGATAGATATTGGAGTTGAAGGTAATGGAGCTGGAGATGAAAACAATAGATATGCGAAAGTGAAAGCAATTGAAAAATTTATGATAGATAATAAATTATTGGACGATGTGCGGTTTGGTGAGAAATTTATAAAAGGTTTAGGAGATTTTATCTGGGGCGATTTCAAAGAGGAATGGTATGAAGGGGATCTAGTATACTTCTTTGCTAATATGTCAGGATATAAACTATTAATGATAGGATCTAAAGCATTTAGTATCAATAGTGTTCCTCTGGGAAGAAAAACAGGCGATGCCTTAGCTGATGTAATACAAACAGATCTTCAGGGTGGCTTTTCTCGGCATGGTTACTATACGTCTAGAGCTTTTATTTCTACTGTAGTAAAGTTGTTGAAAGAAAATAACGCAATAAGGGAAGGTAGTCAATCTATAGAATCCTCTTTAAGCGCAATTAATGCTCACTATGATGAAAAAAGCGGGATACACCAACGAATGGAATTTGTCGCAAAAGTCCTATATCGAGAGGGAGAGATAATCCTAGCGACGCCAATATTTGTATCCATATAGATCTTGCACTCCGCCTTTCATAAATATTTATTCCGAAATATTTATTTCCGTTACATAGCCTAAAGCATGTCCTTGCGCCTGCAATTCCCGCCGTTCACCTTTGGGGCATGTCAGCAATTGCACGTTTAAGGGGATGGCTCAACTCAGGCCAGGACTACACGGAAGGCCTGGCCCTGGCCGAGGAGCTTTGCAGTAACCAGGCACTGCTCAAGCTGCTGCGCGCGGGCGCCAATTCGTTTACCACCCGCAAGTTGGGGGAGGAGCTGGCCCGCATCAGCCAGGCGTTGCCGGACGCGGCCGTGCAGGATCTGATCCGCCTGGTGGTGGCCACGGCCGCGCCCAAGGTGGAGAAGCCGGCCGACGTGGCGGCCCTCGAAGCCGAACGGATTGCCGGCTTCAAGGAAGCCAGCCAGCTGCATGCTCAACTGCGCCGCATTCCTGCCGTTGCAGAACGCTTCGAGGTAGCTAAGCGCATTAAATCCTTGTTTCGGCGTAACGATGAAATATGGGGCCATCTGAGCCACTACCAAGAGCACGGCCACTTGCCGCCAGTGCTGCCCGAGAAGCCCGCCCTCGACCTGCAAGACCGCGCCGTTATCACCCTGCGCCGCAATACCTTGCGCACCTACCTCAGCTCGAAGCGCGGCACGCCCGAAAAGCGTGCCCTGTGGGCAGCTGAGCGCGACGATTTAGATAGGAGGTTGGCCGAATGAGCCTGTTTAAGACCTCCGAATTAGCCAAGCCAGCCGTAACGGCTGCCGGCCAGCTACGTCCCGCTGTGCGGCGTTCAGGCGTCAGCACGGCCCTGTTTGGCATTAGTAGGGGCCGCAAGGAATTGCTCCAGCATTTCGGCCAGTTGGAACCCGGCCAGTGCTACCACTACGCTACTGGCGGCAAGTGGAGCGCGCACGAGCTGCTGCAGTATGTGCTGGAGCGTACCGGCCCGGCCCGGGTTTACATCACTTCCTGGACTATCACCGAGGCCCCGCTCCGAAGCCTGCGCGAACTGCGCAATGCCGGCGTCATCAAGGAACTGACGTTGCTGCTCGACCACCGCATCAAGTCCCGGTGCCCGCAGGCCTGGCAGTTGGTGCCCAGCCTGCAGGCCCGGGTGCATCTTTCGAAATGCCACGCCAAGGTTACAGTCGTCGAGAACGACGAGTGGGCCGTGGCCATCGTGAGCAGCCAGAACTATACCCGCAACCCCCGCATTGAGGCCGGCATCGTCAGCCTCGACCGGGGCGCGGCCGACTTTCACCGTAGCTGGATTGAGCGTGAGCTGGCCGGCGACAAACCCTTTGAGCAATGAGCACCGACCAACTAAGTGAAGTGGAGCGACTGGCCAGCCTGATGTTTTCTGCGGCTGAAGTGTGCCTGATTATGAATGTGCACTTATCAGAATCTGCATTTATCGCTGATGAGCAGGAGTTAGATGAGTTTGGTAAGGCCATGCTGCGTGGTCGGCTGAAGCAGGAGGCCGAAGTGCGCGCCAGCATCTTCGATAATGCCAAGGCCGGCAGCTCGCCCGCTCAGACGCTGGCCACCCAATTGATTCACGCGGCACACGTCGCTGCAGCTGGAGTATGAGTACAAAACCAAAGAAAGCGGCCGAAGTGGCCCGCACGTACGCAAAAATCACCACCCAAAGCGAGGTCGATACCATCAACCGCTACCTGCAGGGAACGGTGGCCACCATTTCGCCCAAGCTGGAGGAAATGCTGAAGCGGCTGGAAACGGCCGCCGATTTGCTGCGCAAGCACGGTAGCCGCCTCGTAGTGGCCGCTAAGCTGCGCCACCTCTACAAATACAGCACGGCCACGGCCTACCGTGACATCGACGACGCTATGGAGGCCTTTGCCCCCACGACGCGGGTAAACCGGGCGTTCTACGTCGATCTGATGCTGGAGAAGATGTTCAGTACCCACGCTAAGGCCATCGTCGCCGGCGACCTGAAAACGGCCGCTTCCGTGGAGAAGAACATCATGGCAGCCATCGACAAGTTCATGGGTGATGCCGATTCGTTCCCCATCGACGAGCTGCAGCCGCCGCGCTTCATCATCGGCCACTTCCCCGAGCTGGTGGGCCGCAAGCTGCCCGACAACTGGGAACAGCAGGTTAAGAACATCCTGCGCGAGAAGCGTTCTGGCAACTTTGCCGGCGCTGAGGAAGCCAAGGTAGTAGGAGAGGAGGAGCAATTATGAGCCGGCAGAACATACCAGATCCTGCGCCCCGCCAGAAGCACATGAACAGGCCGCAGCGGGAGTTTTTGGCGGCTGATCCGCATACGGCCGTCCTGCTGTGGGGCCGCCGTACCGGTAAGACCGAAGGCCCGGCCGCCGTGCACACCCTGCGCCGTATTCACGAGATGCCGCGGGCCAACGGCTTCATTGCCGGCACCACCTATGAGCAGCTGCTGACGCGCACGCTCCCGCCGCTGATTGCGTCTTGGGAGTCGATGGGCTACAAGCGCGACGTGCACTTCTGGGTAGGCAGCTATGCCCCCAAGAACCTCAAGATTCCCAAGGCCCACCGGCACCCGCTGAAAGCCGATCACTACATCCACTGGTACAATGGCAGCGGGCAGTACCTGGTGAGCCAGGACCGCCCGGGCACCATCAACGGCGTGGCCACGCAATGGGGTTATGCTGACGAGGCCAAGTTCCTGAATGTGGACCGCCTGCGTGAGGAGGTGCTGCTCACGCTCAGCGGCTTGGCTGATTTGTACGGCGACCATCCGCACTACCTCTCGATGCTCTACACCTCCGACATGCCCACCACACAGAAGGGGCAGTGGCTGCTGGAGTATGAGAAGGAGATGGATAAGGAGCTGTTCGACCTGATTTTCGCCCTGGTGGCGGAGGAGGCCCGGCTCGAAGCCAGGTACGACGAGGCCAGCCAGCGCGTGCAGTCTACCATTCGCCGGCAGCTGGGTGAGCTGCGCGAGGCCTTGGCCCAGCTGCGTAAGAACTCGGTGTACTACTCGGAGGCCACGACCCTCGACAACATCGACGTGCTAGGTCTGGAGCCCATCCGGGGCTTCCGCCGCACGCTGACGGATTCTGTGTTCAATTCCTCGGTGCTCAACAAGCGCCGGGTCGCGGTAGAGTTTGGCTTTTATGCCATGCTCGATGAGGATATCCACGGCTATGATGCGTTCGACTACACCCACATCGACGGCCTCGACCTGAGCCTGGCCTTATCGGTGGAGCGCGATTCGCGCTGGGATGCTGACGTACGCCGTGACCAGCCGCTGGATTTGGGCGGTGATGCCAACAACATCTTCTGCTGCTGCGTGGTAGGCCAGCAACAGGGACGCAGCTACCGCACGCTCAAGGGCATGCACGTTGAGCACCCGGACCTGCTGCCCGAGCTGGTGCAGAAGTTCATCAAGTACTACCGCCACCACCGCAACAAGCATGTCCGGTACTACTACGACCACACCATGATACCCCGCAATGCGGCCTCTGACGTTAGCTATGCGGATATCTGGTGTGATGGCCTGATTGCAGCCGGCTGGACTGTAGAGCGCATCTACATTGGCCAGGCATCGTCGCATCACAGCCGATACCTGCTCTGGCAGCAGACGTTCAAAGGCTCGGATACGCGCCTGCTCAAGTGGACCATCAACCGTTCCAACTGCCGTGAGCTGATTGTGGCACTGCAGAAGGCAGGCATCAAGAAGTCCGGCGAGGAGTTCAAGAAGGACAAGTGGAGCGAAACGATCCGCGACGGTAAGCCCGTCGTGCCTCCAGTAGAGGCCACCCACTACACCGAGGCGCTCGACATGCTCTGGTGTGGCGCGCACAAGTCGGTCATGCACGAGCTGACCTCCGAGTTTGCTGGCCAGGCCTATGGGTAGGGCGTCTCCCTTCGGGCCGGGCTGTTCGGGGCTCCGCTTCGCTGCGGTGCTTACGCACTAAACCCCTACCATCCCTGACGCATCGTGCAACGCGGGCAACCCATCGGCTGAAAAGGCCGACCGGTTGCCCGCTTTCGGTTTATGTGGTGTCGGACTTGAAAAACGAGGCTCGGAAAATGAGCCCCGTTTTTCAAGTCCGACCTGTAGTAGGGGCCGGCCCGGGCCGGCTACCCCCCCCTCTCATATATCGTCAAACCCATATAGTGCAATTGCAGCCACGCGACAGCGCGGGTCGTGGTGACTTACGTCACGGAGCGGCTACCCGCCGCCCGAAATCAGTGTAACTATTTGATAATCAAGGGCATTAATTTCAATAAATGAGAAAAGTAATTGCTTTGTTGTGTACCGTATTCGGTACATTTATGTATATTTGTATATGGTAGTCGAGTGACAACCAGCACGTTAACCCTCAAATTTTTTAGTCATGCGTAAGCAAACCAAAAACATCGCCGCCGCAGTTCAACCCGCTGCAATCGTTGAAAATGTAGCCCTGGAAGCTGCAGAATCCGCCCCAGTGATGCACGTTGTAACCGACGAGCCCACTACCGACGAAGCCGCCAGCGCCCCCGAAACGGAGCCAGCGCAGGAGCCCGAAGCCGCCCCAGCCGAAGCAACCCAGCCCGAAGAAGTAGCGCCCCGGCTCGCGGCCGTGCTGCCGGTGGGCGAGTTGCTACAGCGCACCCGCGACCTTGAAGCCATTGCGACGAAGTTGGTTTTCTTCCAGTCCACCGCGGCGCAGTTGGGCGAGTTCCGGCTGGGTGCTCCCGGCTTCACGGATAAGCTCACGATTCGCACCGGCACCGGCCAGGAGTGGAGCAGCAGCAAAAGCGGCATTATTCAGAAAGTGCTGGATTTGCTGCGGGCCGAGCTTGCCACCCACACCGAAGCAGCAGAGAGCGAACTCCGCTCGATGATGGCGGCCTAAATGAAAAAAGGGGGCCGCGTCTGATACACGCGGCCCCCTTTAATTTTTTGCACTTGTAACCCTCAAATGCTCCGCTAAGGTAATGAATTACGAAGAAAAAAGAGCACTCGAACAGCAGCAGCGTGACCAGAAAGCCGCTGATTTTCACGCAAAAATGCACGAGGTCGCCCGCCACTTGGGCGGCTACATCTACACGCCCGAACCCGACCAAGACCGTAGTTTGTGGTACGCAGGCGGCGAGTTCAGCCACGCCGGCGAGGTAGTACGGTTTAAGGCTATACTGAGCCTACACGAACGGGGCGCAACCTTCCGCGCCGAGGTTTCGGGTGTGTATGCCACCGGCCCGAAGAACGAGCGGATAACGCTAAGGGCCGATGCGCCGCGTATCGGCTTCTTATCTACTCGCCCAGCGGCCCAGCTGGCCAACGACCTACGCCGCCGCTTCATTCCGGACTACCGCCAGCACGCCGCCCAGGTACGCGAAGCCGCCGACCGGGCCACCTTGTACCACGAGAAAGCCGAAGGGGCGCGGGTGGTTATGAATAGCGCCGGTTTCCGCTTTGGCATTGAAACGATAGAATCCACGGCCTACCGCAACGGGCGCCGCACTACGGCCCACCTGTACGGAGACGTTGCCGACCTGAAACTGCACAGCGTACCGGTTTGGCTGGTGCCGCAAATCATGGAATTAATCGACGGGCTGACGCCTGGCCTAGCCGTTGCTGCGTGATGGTGAAGAAGGCCCCAACCCCCGAACAGAAGGAAATTGCACGGCAGCGCCGCGAGGACTTGAAGCAGCTGAGCAACGCCGTAAAGCCCCTAGTTGAGATGGGCGAATTTCCCACCGTAAACGCCGCAATCATTGAAACGTACCGCCGCGACGGTCACGAAACCTTCAACACCTTCTGGCAGTGGAAGACGCTCGGTAAGGCAGTAAAGAAAGGCGCGAAGGCCTTCGTAGTGTGGGCGCAGCCGGTCCAGCGGGCCGCAAATGCCGCAGAGGACGCGCAGGACGAATACGAGTTTTTTCCTATCTGCTATCTGTTTTCTAACCTGCAAGTAGAGTAGAGAGGCCCACAGCGGCCAAAAACGGGCACTTCCGGAGGCTTTCGGAGGTGTTTCCGTGCGTACGGTCTACTTTCTTTTTGCTCCGCCCAAAAAGAAAGTAGCAAAGAAAAAGGGCGGAGCGACCTCCCCGCGTAGTCTGATTAGCCCGCTTACGTGGTCGGGTAGCCCACCTGCATATCCTTCAGCACCGCCAGCACCGCCTGGCGCGCATCCGGTTTCAGCCCGCGTGCACCAGACACGAAAAACCGCAGCGTCTTCTCCGTCAAACCGGCATCACTCTCGATTCCTGAGAGATTGAGCCGGTTTTTGTTTTTCTGGAGCCATTCCAGGAGCAGATCTGAGGCGGGTGCTTGCATACCCGAAGATACGGAGAATGTACCGAAAGCGGGACGCAAACCCTGTCCTTTTTCCCGCCTGCCTGCCGCGCCAGTTTTGCAGCATGGTGATTCAACTGAAAGAGGCTCTGGCACAAATGGAGGCGCGTGACGAGCGCCGCCGCCCGGTGCCGTTTTCGGTGGAGTTCTGCACCTGCGATGAGAACCGGGAGGAGGGAGGCGAAATCATTCGCCTCGACAACGTGGTGCTGGCCCGCAATACCGCGCCGGCCGCCAAGCGCGCCCCACGCTCAGCAGAGCCTACCGCCACGCGGCAGGCCAACGAGTGGGCCCAGGGCACGCGCAACTTCTACCTGCTCGACAATCAGCAGATCCGGAAGGCCGCTATCCGGCTAATCATCGGCTTCAACAACATGGATGTGGTGTACTAATGCAGGACGAAACCGAAGTACTGGTTGAGGACCAGGACATAATTGTAAACGAGGCGGCCAGCGTAGTCTATATGCCGGGCATTTCGGCAGTGGCTACCGTAACCAGTGGCGACCCGCTGAAGGCTCCTACCACGCCCGGGCAGAAGAAGGAGGCCGAGGGCGGCCACACCAATGAGCTGATTGCGAACTGGGGCCAGAACAACCAGCTGCCCCGCGAAATCCTCAACGACATCGAGCGCAGCCCTGAGCTGTCCTCGGTGCTCGACTGGAAAAAGCGGGCGCTAATCAGTGGCGGCCTGAGCTACGGCTACCTGGAGTACAACGTAAGCACCCGCCGCAAGGAGCTGGTGCCGGTCGTAGATGAGAAGCTCGACGCCTGGTTGCGCCGCACCAACATCAAACGGTACATCCGGGAAGCCACTACCGAGTTTTACAAGCTCTGGCACGTCTTCACGGAGTTCAACCTCGACGCGCAGCGCGACATTGCGGCCATGTCGTGCCAGGAGACGGCGTACTGCCGTCTGGGCCTGCAGGACGCCAAGGGCCGCGTCAACGACTGCTTTATCAACGCCAACTGGGAATCGGCCAAGCCGGAGGACGTAACGACCCTCAAGCTGCCGATGATTGACCCGTACTTCGACGCGGCCGTACGCCTGCGCGCTGACACCCGGAGTTTCAACTACATCTATCCGACCGCCGGCGATGCTTCGGGCTACAGCTACTACCAGCCCGCGCCCTGGCACTCGCTGCGCCTGAGCGGCTGGCTGAAGATGCTGGAGCAGATTCCCAAGTTCAAGCTCGCCCTACTGCGCAACCAGTTCACGCTGAAGTACCACGTCCAGATTCCGGAGTGGTGGTTTGAGTGGAAGTTCAGAGACTGGCACCAAAAGCCAGCGCTGAAAAGCACCCGCATCCAGGCGGAGCTGAAGCTGTTCAACGACATGATGAAGGGCGAGGAGCAGGCCGGCAAGTCCATCCTGACCGTGCTCCGCAACGACCCGCAGAACCACGGCAAGACCTACGAGGGCTGGAAAATCGAGCCGATCAAGGATGAAATGAAGGACGGGCGGCTCATCGACGACTCGGTGGAGGCCTGCAGCCACGTCTTCTTCGGCCTGGGCATGGACCCCACGCTGATTGGGCAGACGCCCGGCAAGTCGATGGGCGCCGGCAGCGGCTCCGACAAGCGTGTGGCAACCAACATCTACATGCTGCTGAGCAAATCCGAGCAGGATATCATTCTGGAGCCCATCGAGTTTGCCGCCGAATACAACGGTTACAAAGCCCCCAACGGGCAGCCCTATACTTTCTGGTTCGAGGCCTACCGCATCGCTACCCTGGACGAGGGGAAAGAGATTTCCAAGAAGGACGCCAACGACGAAAAACAAGTCTAGGGATGCTATTCGCCTACTTTTCCGATGACGCGCAGCTGCGCGCCCATCTGCCCGCCACGGCCGACGTGACGCTGGCCAAGTTCCAGAGCTACATCGACCGGGCCCGCGACCAGTACGCCCGCCACGAGCTGGGCCTACCGCTGCTGGAGTACATCGAAGGCGGCAACGCTCCGGAGGCGCTGCTGAAGGTGCTGCGCCCGGCCCTGGCCAGCTTCGGCTATTTCCTGTTTCTGCCGGTGGGCAGCGTGCTGCTGACCAGCAACGGCGCGGCCCAGTACCAGAGCGACACCCAGAAGGCCGCGACCGATAAGCAGGTGGAGCGGGCCAGCACTTGTCTGGAGGAAGATGGGTATGCCCAGCTGGAGGCAGTGCTCGACTACCTGGAGCTGCACGCCGCCGACTTCCCGGCCTGGCGCAATTCGGCGGCCTATACCGTGAACGAGGGCAGCTACCTACGCACGGCCACCGAATTTGACCGCTACGTGCACATCGACAATTCCCGCAAGCAGTTCCGGGCGCTGTGGCCGTCCCTGCGCGCTTTCGAGCTGCGCTGCCTGCGCCCGGTGCTGGGTGCCCAGCTTAATGCCCGGCTGCTGCAGGAGATAGAGCAGCCGGAGCATGCCGGCGTCATCGACCTGATCCGGATGGCGCTGGCCAGCCTGTGCTACCCGGGCGACGACTTACGCCGCGTGACGGCCGCCGCCGCGCTAGAGGAGCTGGACCAGCACCTGCACGAGCACGTCGCGGAGTACCCCGAGTTTCTCAATTCCCCTTCATATCAGCCGGTGGCACAGCAGTACGACCAGTCTGAAAGCGGCTTCTACGCCTTCATTCCCTAGTATGACCACCAGCGAACTTCTATTCCGAATCATCACGATAGCCCTCACAGCTATCAGCGTGACGGCCGCCGTCTACAACGTGCTGACGGCCCGCAGCACTCGCAACGACGAACAGCAAAAAGCCAAGCTCGATACCACCGCGGAACTGGCCAAGCGCAATGAGCAGGATATCAAAAACCTGAAAGAGCGCATGGAGGCCTGCGATGAACGCACTGAAAAGCGCCTCGACCAGATTGGCAATGACGTGGCAGAGGTGAAAAAGCTCTTTACCAATTTTCTCATCGACACGCTGCGCGCCGCGCGGCCTTAACCCCTTCCTCTTTTATGAATACGCTCAATTTCATTCGTGGCATCTTCCGCCGCTGGTTCCCCGCGCTGCTCGCCGTGTTACTCTGCGCAGCCTACTACCAGTACACGACTGCTCAGCAGGCGACTCGCGCCGCACTGACTACCGCAGTCAGCACGGGGCAGCTCAACGCCGACAGCCCTCTGATTGCTGCCGCCCATAACACGGAAATCCCGCCATTCGGGCTGGTGACCGGCAAGTTCATCTTCGCGCTAGGCCTGTTCTTTGGCGGGCTGGCCGCCGTGTGGTTTGTGCTGCGCTTCGTGGTGCCGGTGCTGCCTCGCTGGGCCACCAATCCGCTGACCGGCTACAAGACCGCTTTTATGGGCCTGGATACTGCTGATCAGTTGCGCACCTTCAACACGGTGTGGCTCTGCCTGCTCGGCTACTTTGCCTTTTGCGTCCTCTCTGCCTGCCTCGTTTCGTAATGCGGGCCTTGCTACTTGGCTGCTGGCTGCTGCTCACCAGCCTGGCCTGCCCAGCGCAGATTGCCTCCCGCGCTAAGCCGGCCGCCATTGAGTGTCAGCTGCAGGCCTCCGCCGAGCGGATGCATGTCCGGGAACGGACCGGCCGCAATGACGGCCCCGAAGTGGAGGCGGCGCAGAAGGCTGCCGGGGCCAAGAAGTTTGATCCGTGGTGTGGCTGCGAAATGTTCGTTCAGCAGCAATCGTGTGGGCTGCCTTCGCCCAAGTGGCCGGCCGCCGCCCGCAACTGGAGCCAGCTCACAAGCACCCGCACCTTCTTCATTCGCGGCTTGCGCGGCTCGGTAGACAGCGTGCGGCTGGGCACCATTGTCACTTTCTACTATGCCAATCTGGGCCGCGTGGGCCACGTCGGCAAAGTAGTCGGTGTCGGCCGACCGCTACGGGCTGGCCGTGCGCCGCGCACCTTCCTCGTCAACAGCGGCAACACTGGCCGGGGCGGGGGCCGTGACGGAGCCGGAGTCTATAACGTCAACTATCCTGCCTATCAGATCTACGGCGGGGCAAACTGGAGCTACTGATTCGATGAAGACTCGCCTGCTAATTCTTATAGGTGCCCTGCTGCTGAGCAGCTGCATCACCCACTCGCCGACCGTTGCCGGCACCACGGCCAAGAAGGGCATGAACAACGTGCCGATTGTAAAGCGTGAAAAACGGCACTTCTAATGCGTAGTCGCTATTTCATTCTGTTCGTGGCCCTGCTGAGCAGCTGCGCAACGCCCCGCATATTCGCGCCTGATCCGGAACCGGCCCCACTAATCGTGAAACTCGACTCCACCGGCATGGCGACCGGTATCTCCATCTCCGGCAAGATCAAAGGCGACGTGTACCTGCAGCAGGGTCAGGGCAATTCCGTAGCCAACAACACCAAGGCCGACCAGCGCGACCAGACGGCTCAGAAAGCCGACCAGCGCGACCAATCCGACCACAGCGAAGGCATCAAGAGCAGCCACGTCGTAGCGGGTGCGGTAGTGCTCGTGGTGCTTGTGGTGGGCCTCGTCTTACTATTTATCCGAACCCGGCCCGCCACATGAGCCAAGCCACCATCAAAGGCCGCACCTATACGGTGGCCGGCACCTGGAACGACCTCACGGGCAAGCAGCTCGTGCAGGTCGTTCGTTTGCTTTTCGCCCCGCGTGAAGTGTTGGATCTGCGCATGCGCCTCGTGCTCGTGCTGCTGCAGGCCCGTTGGAAGCTGCGGCTGAGCAAGCACCTGATGGGCCTGAGTGAGGAGTGGGCGGCTGAGCTGCTGCCGCTGGCTGACTTTTTACTGGAGGCCAGCCAGCTCACCAAGCAGCTGCTGCCGCGGCTGCGGCCGTCGTGGCTTGGGCCCGTGCTACATGGGCCCACCGACCGGCTGGCTAAAGGCGACCTGGGCGAGTGGATTGAAGCGGAAGCCGCCTACCACGACTACCACAAAACCAAGGATGTGCGCCACCTGAACATGCTGGTGGCCGTGCTCTACCGCCCCAAGCGCACGCACAAGCCTGATAATCCGGCCGACGATAACGGCGACGTGCGCGAAGTATTCAACGGCAACACGCTGCCGGCGCGCGCGGAGCTGGTGGCGCGGCTGCCGCTGGCCGTGCGCCAGGCCGTGCTGCTGTTTTATGATGGCTGCCGGCGCCGCATCATCCGGGCCTACGAAGAAACCATCTTCGCCTCCGACCCTGAAAACCCAGGCAAGAACAAGGGCCAGCACCCACGCCAGGCCTTCCTAGGCATCGCCGCCGAACTGGCCACGACGCCTGACCGCTTCGATGCCATCATCCGCCTGCCACGCGGCACCGTCTTTTTCGACCTGGACCGCCGCATCAAGCAGAACCAGGAGCGCGAGGCTGAGCGGGCCCGCAATTCTTAACTTATAAGGTAAGTTCTCATGAGCACCGACGACATCGAGGAGTATTTCGAGCTGATGGCTACGAAGCTGAAGGAAATCCGGCACACGCCGGCACTGCCTCGTTTCGTGCGCTTCAACATCGAGGAGGTACTCAAAGGCCTGCGCCATAACCTCAACATGACCAGCTATTGTCTGCTGCTGGAGGCACCGGAGGGCGTTATCGACGACAACCAGGCCGATCAGTTCTGGGACAACCAGGTAGTGTCGTACATGGTGCTGCGCCAGGTCGAGTTGAACGACTTCGCGGCCGAGCGGGCCACCGTGGCGGAGGCCCGCAAAATCGGTGTCAAGATCCTCACGCGCATCCTGTCTGATGAGCGGTTTGGTGAGGTGAACCTGGCGGAAGATCCGGTCGAGTACGAAAAGGTGGGCCCGGTCTTCAACAATGCCTTCGGCTACCGCATCAGCTTTACGGCCAAAGACCCGATCAGCCTGGCGTACAAATCGTCGGACTGGGATGCCTGATACCAACACGTCGGAGGTGCTGCAGGTAGTGCAGCAGTGGGCCAAGCGGCTGGAGGGCATCCTCGACCAGGAGTTCGACAAGCTGGGTATAGGTCAGAACGACGACCTGCGCCCCTCGGTGCGCCACAAGGTGTACCAGATGGCCGGCGACATGATCGGCTACGACCTAAGCTTTCTGGGCTACGGGCGGTTTGTCGATATCGGCACTGGTAAGGGCAACGGCCGCGCTGAGCGCGACCTGAGCGTGGGCGGCATCCTCACCAAACTGGAAAGCCAGGACACCAACGGGCGCATCCTGAAGCGCCGGCGCGGCAAGGGCGGCCAGTTCAAGAAAAACAAGCGCGAGAAGAAGGGCCGCAAGCCGAAGAAATGGTACTCCCGGGCCTTCTATGGGCAGCTCAACCGGCTGATGGGCGTTGTATCGGCAACGATGGTGGAGTCTGCGGTAATTTCTGTAAAAGCTGGTTTACAGAATCTGAATGCATAGCAGCTTTGTATTGATTAAGTCGAGCCTCTTGAACTGAATCACCCAATATGTAATAGCCGAGTTCGAGTTTCTCTATTTTTTCTTCTGCAATTATGGTCCGAACAGAATTATTGTTACTGAGAAAGAAGTGATGGTTGCCGGCTTTGCCTAGATACTTAGTTAGATTGATACTGCTGTTTTGTGAGCTTGGTATCACGTAATCGTATACGTAGTTGTTTTCTATCTGCCAAGCGTCCTTTCTGCCTTCAATGAAGGCGTTCACAACTAGAAAATTGACGAAAAACAGTACCCCGAGTGTGCCTTCTTTACGCCAGTATCCGGCGTTTTCCGGAATGATAAGCTTCCCAATAAGACTGGAAACAATGAAATTCAGGAACATGAATCCGATAAAATACACATCCCAGTTTGTTCTCGCTTCAATGACCAATCTTTCAGTATCTGAAGTAACAGGCCGTAAGTTCAGGTAGTAGTAAGCGCCACAACTGATAATCACAACTACCAGTACAAACCATCCACTGATGTTGCCTAAACGCTCAAGAACGGCTTTACATAGCATATGGAAGATCGAATTGATTAGTGTTACTACGACAGTAGACACGAGTGGTGCCGTCACTCCTTTTACTAGGTCTTGTATTGGGTAATAATTGAAAGCGTCAATGCCAAAAGTTCCCCAATATCCAGTGTTATAGGCAACGGAGACCAAGTACAAATAGGGCAATATCCAGAAGGCTAATCGGTCAAATGAGATTTTCATAAGGCGTTATTTTGTCAAAGTTATAGCCTTATATCCTTAAAACCCTGTCCTTTTTCCCGCCTCCAGACCGCCGCAGTTTCGCGGCATGAGTGTTCGGAAAGATGAAGTCCAGGTGTCCGTCATCGTCGATGGCAAACAGGGCATAAACGAGCTGGGACGGCTCGAAATGGAGGCTGCCGAGCTACGGCAGCAGATGAAAGGCCTGAAACGCGACTCCGAGGAGTTTGCCCAGGCCTCCGAGAAATACGCCCAGGTGAAGCAACGTACCCGCGAACTGCGCGAGGAACTCGGCGTCACGGGCATGACCATGCGCCAGCTGCGCACCTACTCCAATGAGCTGAAGCGGGAGATGGACAACCTCACGGCGGGCACGCCCGAGTGGGAGCGTCTAAATGGCAAGCTGCAGGAGGTGAATGGCACCATGGGCAAGCAGAAGGAGCAGATGCAGGGGCTGAGCAAGTTCTGGGAGCAGATCAAGGGCGAGGTGAAATCCTTCGGCATGTTGGCCGTGGGCTTCCTGGGCTTTCAGTTTCTCTCGCAGGAAATCGGCAACGTCATCAGCAAAAATGCCAAGTTGAGCGACTCCTTTTCTGATATCCAGAAGACGACGGGCATGACGGCCGGCGAGGTCCGGGCGCTGAATAAAGACCTCAGCCAGGTCAATACCCGCACCAAGGGCGACGAGCTGCGCAAAATTGCTGCTGATGCTGGCCAGCTGGGTATTGCCAAGAATGACATCCTCGCTTTCACGGTGGCCACCGACAAGCTGTATGTGGCGCTGGGTGATGAGTTCGGCAGTGTCGAGGAGGTAACCAAGCAGACGGGCGCCCTGCGCAACATCTTCTCTGATATCAAGTCGCAGAAGGTCGATGAGGATATGCTCCACATCGGCAACGCCATCAACGTCTTGGGGAGTGAGGGCGCGGCCACCGGGCCCGTAATTGCCGATTTCGCCAACCGTATCGGCGGCGTCGGCATCAGCATGGGCCTGACCAGTGGCCAGGTGCTCGGCCTATCTGCCACGATGCAGGAGTTGAATATCAACGCGGAGCGCGGTGGTACCGCTACCGTGAAGATTCTGCAGGGTATGGCTTCGGAGCCAGCCAAATTTGCGCGTGTCGCCGGCATGGAGGCCGCTAAATTCAAGAAGCTGGTGGATACCGACCTCTACGGAGCGTTGGTGAAGGTGATGGAAGGCACCAAGCAGTCCGGTGCTTCGGCCACGGCCCTGGCCGGCATCTTGAATGACTTGGGCGTAGATGGCGCCGGTGCCTCGGAGGTGATGGCCAAGCTGGGCAGCAACACCGACATGCTGCAGGCCAAGGTGAAGCGGGCCAGCGGCGCGCTCAGCGAAACGTCGTCGATTATGGGCGAGTTCGACACCAAGAACAACAACTTCGCGGCGAAGCTGGAGCGCATCGGCAAGGCATTGAACTCCTCTTTCGTCAATTCTGCCATTATGGATGGGCTGGAGGGCATTGTGGATGGCCTCGACAGCATGATTGGCAAATCTGATGAAGTGGAGCAGCTTACGCTGTCCTTCGAGCGCCAGAAGCAGGCCGTAGCAGATCTGGCCAAAAATACCGAGCCGCTTATCGACCGGTATGAGCAGCTGAAGGGCAAAACCAGCCTCAACAAAACGGAGCAGGCGGAACTCGACACCATCGTGGGCAAGCTGGCCGACACCATTCCATCGGCTGTAACCGAGTGGGATAAGTACGGCAAGGCGCTGGGCATCAACTCCGGCTTGGCCCGCGAGTTCCTGGCCGAGCAGAAGGCACTGCTGCGCGTGATGAACGAAGATGCCATCGAAGGGGCTGAAACCAAGCTCACGCGCATCCAGGGCAAAATTATCAATGCTACCCGCGAGCTAAACCAGAAGGATGAACAGGGCCGCACTGGCTACCGTCAGGAAGTAAATGAGGATGGTTCAACATCCTACTACCGGCGTTCCACTGGCGAAATTGCGCTGATGCGCGCCGCCCTGAAGCGCCTGCAGGAGGATGAAGTGGCCGCACGTGGCATCCTGGCTAACCTGAAAGGGGAGAAGACTCCGGAGCAGATCAAGTCCGAAATGGATGCCAAGTGGCTGGCCTACGTTTTTGGTGACCAGAAAGGCCTCAAAGCCGTTGAGGAGCAGCACTTGGGCTTGCTGCAGGAGATTGATGAAAAAATCAAGCGCCTCACGGAGCAGCAGTTGGCTACGCGTAGTAAGGCGGAGATTCTGCAGCTGAAGAAGCAGATCGAGGAGCAGCAGAACTACCGGCTGCGCCTACTCGGAGAGTTTCGTGACAAGGAAGCCGAGAAGGACGCGGCCCAGCTGGAGAAGGATAAGGCTGCCGCCCTGAAGAATTTCCGGGCGCTGCAGGAGGTGGCCATGCAGGAGCAAGCCAAGCTCCGCGCCACCGATGCCGACGCCGACCAGCAAGCCATCAACCAGCTGGAGGCCCACTATGAAACGCTGATGCAGCGGGCCACCGAGTTTGCCGCCAGCACGCTGCTTTCGGAGGCAGAGCACCGGGCGGCCCTGGCCACGGTGAACCTGCTGGCCGACACCCGCGACGAGGCCCGCGACAACCTGAAGAAGCAGCAGGCCGAAAAGCGGGCCGCTGAGGCGCTCAAATTCGAGTACGACCACGAAATGGCGCGGGTGAACCTGCGCATTCTGCTGGCCAAACGAAACCAGAAAAACGACCCCCAGGAGTTGGAGGACGCCATGGTGGAGAAGGTGGAGAAGCAGCGCGACTTCGAGCTGAAGAACACCAAACTCACCGAGGAGCAAAAGCAGCTCATCATCCGCGAGTCGGAAGATGCTATTGCGGCCATCCGGGCCAACGGTGCTGACCGGGCACTGGAGAAGCTGCAGGAGACTGTACGCGAGTTTGCGGGCTACATGCAGGACGCCGCGCAGACGATGGCAGCCTATATGAAGCAGCAGAACGAGAATGAGCTGAAGCGCCTGCAGGAGGGCCAGAACAAGCGTTTGCGGTCACTCGACCAGGAAAACAAGGCCGGCCTCATGGGCAAGGCCGAGTATGAAACCCGGAAGCTGAATCTGGAGGAGCAGTTCGAGCAGAACTCTGCGAATATCAAACGGCGCCAGGCTGAGCGCGATAAGGAGTTTCAGATGTTCGAGGCCATCACGCGCACGGCTGTTGCCGTCGTCGAGGGTCTTATCCAGGGTGGGCCAGCGCTGGCGGCCTTCTATGGTTTGCTGGGCGGTATTCAAATTGCCACCATTGCCTCCGCTGAAATTCCGGCATTTGCCGAGGGCGGTTTCACCGCCGCCGAGGTGGCGGGCATGGAGCATGTCAACCTTTCGCGCTCTACAGGTGGCATGCTGCCCAACAGCGGCCCGTTCCTGGCCACCGTGAATGAGGTAGGCGCGGAGTACTTCGTGCCGCACAACCTGCTTTCGCAGCCGGTCGTGGCCAACCACGTCGCCGCCATCGAAGCCATCCGCACCGGTGCAATGCCGGCATTCGCCCAGGGTGGATTCTCCGCCACGCCGCCGCCGAGCTATAGTGCGCCAACCAGTAGCGCCCCAACCGGCATGAGTGAGGCTACCGCGCAGCAGATGCTTGCCGAGTTCACCACCCTGCGCCAGCTCTGGCAAGCTGGCGCCGTGGTAAGGGCTGAAGTAGTGCCGGAGGCGCTGGCCAAGACCACACAAACCAATACATCCATCTATCAGGATTCCTCAGTGTAATGGCAAAGATTCTGCTGAAACGCGACTACGAAAACCGTAACATCCCAAATCAGCCCGCACTATGGCTGCTGCAGTGGTTTTTCAATACCGAAGCGGAAGCCGATGAGTACGAGGAAATAGGCGTTATCACGGGCGGGCCAAATTCTAATTTCGCCCAGTATGGCAATCTGCCTCTATTCGAGCGTGGTGCTGCCGAAGTAATCTGGTCGCGCTGCGGGCCAACCGTAGCCGACCAGAGCCGGGCGCGCACGACGAAGACGACCTGGTTGTACGTGGCCAACCCACGCGGCACCACCACCATCACAGTAACGCCTAACTCAACGGATTGCGGCTTTGTAGCGCCTTCCGTATTGCTATGCCGCATCCTGATTCCCCGCGTGACCGTCGCCGGCACTACGGCGACCGTTACCACGGCTGAGGCGGCCGGCCAGGTTGAGTACCAGCTGCTCAACCAGGGTGGCCAGATTGTACGGCCACGCCAAACCAGCAACGTCTTCGCGGGCCTGGCCCCGGCCATCTACACCGTCGAGGCCTTCGACACCGGCAGCCAGGTGCCTGGCTGCAAAGCCACCTCGCAGTTTACTGTTTCGGTGCAGTCGTCGGGCGTGGCCACGCTCTCGCCACTACCGGAGTTGAGCTTTGCCGGTAACCCGATCATTGTGCGGGCTACGGCCTCGCTGGCCGGCCGGCCGCTGCTACTGCGCGTGTACCTGGAAACCTCACATGGCAGCAACAACTTCAAAATGGTGTATGAGGCAGTGCGGCCGACCAACGAGGCGGCCGTGGCCACGCTCGACGTGCGCGACATGCTGCGGTCGGACCTGCAGCCGGAGCTAAAAACCGCCCCGGGCTGGCACCAACTCACACGCCCGATCCGGCGCTGGTACGTGTCGGTGTGCGAGGTGCAGAATGGCGCCCTGGGACTCCTCAATACCTCGCCTTTTGTGACCGTGCTGCTAGGTGGGCTACCCCAGGAAATGTTGGCGGAAGGGGTGCAATTCTTCCTGGATGCACCGCTGCAGGGTTCGGTGCGCCGTGAGTTGGGTTTCTTCAGCTGGCAGCCGACGGATAAGCAGGTAGGAGCCGGCCACCTAGAAGTGCTGCAGGTGCTGCACCGGACTGGTGATGAGCCTGAGCTTCAGGTAGCGCACAATCCTATTGGTGCAGATCCTGCTCTAATCCAGCTATTTCCGCATCCTGCGCTGGAAGACATGGGTATCGGCGTAGGTGATGGAAGCGGTAGCCCTATTCAGGATGAGGCCGACCGGCCCGACTGGCAGCTTTCGCAGTTTATATATAGTGTGCCACTGCAGGCACCGCTTTCCACGCGCCTGCAGCTGCAGCTGCGTTACCCAAACTCCGACTACCTGGTGTTTCGCCGCAAGTCCATCGACATTGAGCGCGACCCGCTGATCGAGCCGCGCCAGTTCGTGTACGAAAACAGCCTGGGTGGCTTCGATACCATGGCCGCTTTCGGCCAGCTTCGGGCTTCGCTCAGCACCGAGCAGCAGCTAGTCAGCCGGTATGAGCCCGTGGTCGGCGTGGAAACCGCACGCGAGATGAGCTGGCCGGCCAACGGCAACCGGCTCACCATGGCGTTGGGCACCGGCTGGCTGACGGCCCACTGGCTGGAGTATCTGCAGGAGCTTTTCAAGCCGGGCCGCGAGGTGTACGAGGTAGTGAATGGGCAGCTGCGCCCCGTGGTGCTCACGACCAAGGAACTGGCCACCTACCGCGACAATAACAACGACATTTTTGCCGTGCTGGAGTACCGCTCGGCTTACTCCAGTAATTACTACGCTGACTATGCCCGCAATACGAATCGGAGCTAAGCCCTTGCTGCTACCCGCCGACGTCCAGCTGGCGCTGGAGCGCAACAGCTCCTGGCTGGCCCCACGTGAGCAGAACGGCAGCTTCTCGCTGCCGTTCAAAGCTCCCCTCACCGACAACCGCCACAATAACGCCCTGCTGGGCTTCCCGGAACGCTTCGACCACGCTGGCCGCCCGCCCCGGCGCTACGACCAGGTACAGGCTTTCGACGACACCGACAACCGGGTGGCAGCCGGCCAGCTCGTGCTGCAGGGAATCGAGCAGGATGGTTACTCCCTTAATCTGGTATGCGGCCTCTCAGCCGTGATGACCCGCCTGAAGCAGAAGTCCCTCCGCGAATTCTGGTTTGGCGGCCCGCGCCAGGTCTGCGCCGGTACCGTCAACAACTGGGGCGAGTTGAGCGACCTGATCGGGCAGCACATGCTCGATGTAGTGGATGACGTGGACGCCTATGACTACGTTTTTGCGCCATTCTGCAACAACGACGCCTACGCTGACCATGACGACAAGCTGCCCCACTGGCCCAATATGAACAACTGGGTAAACGATGGCTTCCAAATTCACAACGGCTACAGCCCGCCGGCCCCGGGCGCAACTGATCCGTCGATGGTTTTTGACCCAGCCACGGTTACGTCGTGCGTTCCGCTGCCGAAGCTGGCGTATGTGCTGGCCATGATTTTCGAGGAACTCGACATTCCTTTTGAGCAGGATCTGTTCACCGACCGGGAGTTACGGCAGATGGTGGTGCTCAGCACCACGCCCATCGAATACAACACGGATTGGTATGATTGGACCACTTCAGCAGATATCAACCTGACGTTCCGGATTGCCAACCAGCTGCCGGATATATCGGCCGCTGAATTTGTGCGCCTGATTGCTGATACCTACTACCTGGATCTGGACTTGTCGCCGGCCGGCGCCGTACGCCTCCGGCGCACCAACCGCCTGAGCACGGCCCGGCCCGCGCAGGATCTGACCAAATTAGTAGGCCCAGGGTTTACCCGCGACTTCGCGGAACTGGCAGTACGCGCCACCTACCTCACGGAGGATACTGTGGCCGGCAAGCTGACGCAGGAGGTAGAGCCACCGTTGCTGGCTGAGCCGGTGCAAAGCAGCCTGAATCTGCCCACACCCAGCCGGCCCAATGAAATCCGGTTGGCCACCTTCGACAACTTGTATTACCAGCACGATGGCGAGGAGTGGCGGCCGTACGCCGTGAACCTGCCGCCCGTAGTGGTTGGGAATGGGGAAAACCCGCAGGATGTTCCCCAGGGCATCCTGTTATCGGTTGAGTTGAATGTGCCGGCTACGCCCTCTGACGGCGTGAGCCTGCGCGTCCCGGTCATTGGCCAGCGGGCCTATTTGCCCCTGCTCAACCAGCTGGAGCGCGGTAAAGGTCTGCGCCTGGCTTTCTATCGGGGTATCCAACCGGGCTACGGCAGAAGTTACCCCATGGTGAGCATTAGCAATCAGAACATCAACCGGGGCCGCATCGGCAATTACTCGCTGTATCTGGATGGCGAGGACGGACTCGTGGCCAAGTTCGGCCAACTCTACCTGCAGATGCTGGCTGAGCAGCCGGCCAAATTTCCAGCTTACCTGACTGGTTATGACTTCGACACGCTGAATTTTGGAGAGCCAGTGAGCGTCAGAGGCGACATCTTCCTGATTCGCCGGGCCAACGTAGTGCTGCCGATCACGAGGCCTGGCACACTGGAGCTGGTGCCGCGCCGCAACTACGGCAACACGATATGAAGAAGAAGCCCCGGCGTCATGCTGGGGCTTCTTCTTTTCAGGTGCTGGAGTAGTGCGTGAATAGGTGTCCAAAAAAGGGTGTGAAAATCGGGCCTCGAAAACCGCGTTTTTAGGACCATGAGATGGGGTGGAAAAAGTGTCCAGAAACCGAGCCTTTTTTGGAAGGAGCTTATATGTTAAATCCTGACCGTGACTATGAAAACATAGATTGATCAAAAAGTAGGCTTTTTTGGACACGTTAGTAGAAAAGGCCAAAGGCTTTCGGTTATTTGCGGCCCCTCTAAATCATACTTTCTCATACATGGCTATTAAAACTAATGCTCCAGATACTAGCCTCCTTAATCGATATATCAGTGAAGACGCACCTGAGTCTTCGAAAAGCCATCTTGCTAAACAGTATTTCGACCAACTCTTCAAAGGCAACGTTAGCCATGAAGCAAAGGCACTGGGAGCAGACATATATGTGAAGGACCGGCTGGTTGTCGAACTGAAGAATCGGCAACAGGATTGGCTGGCTGGCTTTTACCAAGCCTTACATTATAGCAAGAAGGGGCTCACTTATGGCTCAGTTTGTGTCATTGCGCATCGATTCATCGGCCTATGGCGCCTTGATAAGATACCAAGTAAAGCCCTTGAGTTAGCTAGGCAGGCAGGTCCCATTCTGGCCGCCAGTGAAGTAGGAGTCTACAATGCTGCCAAGTCCAGCAAAGATCTGAAACTCGCCATTCTGGAAGCAGCATCCTACCGGTTCGACAATCTAGGGGATGGGGGAGAGGATTTTGCTCAAGGTCCTACCATGGCTGTGTATGCGTTGACCAAGCATCTGCGCAATCTTGATACAGGCCGCTTTCAGATCAATCCCCACAACTTCATCTCTATCATCGAGGAGATGAAACAGTATTTTGAACGGCCTATTGACGCGGTTCATACTTTCTATGACATGGTTGGCTTCTGGGATGCCACGTCAACAGTACCAGAGCCTAAGTCCAGTCAGCCGACTCGCCTCAATATCATAGCTGAAAATGGGGGGAGACAGAGCGAAGACTTTGTAGTCAGCCAGGAGCACCAGAAGAAATTCCGCGCCTTCGTTGGCCAACATTATCTATTTACGAATGAGCGCTCAGGCCTGACAGCGGATTACTACTTCAGTCGGTTCGATGAAGTAATGTCCAAGATTGATCCGGAGTATACCAAACAGCACGGCATCTTCTTCACGGATAATGGGCTGAGCAAATTTGCGCTATGGTTTGTACGGCACTACTTCGATGCCAAGCTCAGTGACAACTATGTGGTGTTTGATGCAGCAGCTGGTTCAGGGAACTTGGTGAGCAGTTGGCGTGGACACCTAAAGCATAAGATCATATCGGAGCTGCAGCCTGACTTGCTTCGCATCATTGATCGGCGTTTGAGTACTGATCCGCTGAACGCAATTGAAGGCTTCACAATTATCCCGAAAGTCAGTGAAGACCGAGGGCTTAATTTTCTGAGCATCTCAGCTGGCGAATACTATCAAGTGCTGAAAGACCACTTGTCGAAGGAGCATGTAGCCCTAGATAAGCCGTTTGCCTTCTTGATGAATCCTCCTTACAAGAACACGGATGAGAATTCAAATAAGCGCGAACGAACAGATTCAGGCTATGATATTCACCCCTCCATTCTCTCGTTAACAGGTGCAGACGCAGGGAAAGAGCGATACTTAGCTTTCCTAGGCCAGATCCTAAGAATGGCTCAGGTACAGGTTGCTGAATATCCTGATTTCCGGCCTGTGATGCTTATTTTTACGCCCACTTCTTGGCTTATTCCTCGGCCTACATATGCGGGCTTCCGCAAGCTATTCGACGAACACTTCGAATATGGCGACGGGTTCGTAGTAACCAGCAACGCCTTTTTCAAACTGAAAGGGACGTGGCCACTGGCCTTTACTGTTTGGACCTATCGAGGTGAAGCGGTACCAGGGGCGACGAATGAAATCAAGCTTCGGGATTTTACGCACCTCACCAAGCAGAACTTTGATTTCAACTGGGAAGTAGCGGAGGATGTCGCGCAGCATGAACTGGAAAAGACAGTTAACAAAGCTCCGATAATCAACTTAAGCGCTAAGAGAGGAGATATCCGTACGTTGCTGCCTAGCTTACTCGACAATAAGGGTAAGCTTGTTCGTCAGCCAAGAGTGAATATTTATAGGCCTTTACGGGTCAGCGAGAGAGGACAAACTATCGTGAGTGGGTTTCCTCTCACTGACACTCGTCATCGCACTGTAGCTACCCCATACGGCTTTGCCGAGGGGAAGTATATAGGCTTTATGGATGACCTGACTCCCGTCAGAGTAAATCAGGATACGTGTAACCGTCTGTCGAATAAGCCGGACAGAGTATGGTTTCAACTGCGGCCTGCGTTCATAGATATCAACCTCAATAAAGTACACAACGGCCCACCTGACAAGTATGGCTATTGTGCCTATGACTTGCCTTCTGCTCGCGCAACATTTGCTTGGTTCACGCTAAGCAAAGTGCTGAACGCTGGCTACCCGGTTTGGGCGAACCAATATGACCTATGGGCTCCTAACTTCTCGGATGAGGCCCAGGCTTCTAGATTCTACCGTCTTTGCTACGCTTATGTATTGGCTGAGAACCGGTGCATAGTGCTGACATTCGAAGCAGATAATCCAGTGGTTGGGGCGCCAGAAATCTTCTTGGATAATCCACTATGTCCGTTAAATCCTGAGTCGTTCTGGGCAAGAACAATAGCGCCAGAATTTTTTCAGCAACCGGCAGACGCTGCAACTCATCTGGTCGAAGCCGTGGAGAATTTATACAGGCAGTGGACGGTGACTCACTGCAAGGGGCACTTCAAGTATTATAGTGGACTGCAGACCGAAACCTACTTTAAGCACTTCACTCAACCTGATTATTTGACACCAAGATCAGGCCTGCTTCAGATTCGGCGTTACGCTGAGCAGCATGCCCAGCCGGATCTATTAGCACTTCTGCAGAAAATTAGTCTCCACACTAAAGCTGTGCGTGAGGAATTGCAGCAGATACTGAAGCTCACTGAATACTTTGCTTAA